CTTCGTGTTGACGCCCTTAACGACGTGCTCACAGATCTGCATGCCGAGGAAGCGAAGGCCCAGCTTGACTCCCGGGGCCTGCAACTCCACACCAGACGCCGTATGCACTTCACAGCGTGGTCGATGAACTCCGCCAGGGCCGCACAGGACCTGATAGTCCAGCGATCCTTTCTTAAGAGGAAATCCGGCGGACGCACTCGCGGCAGCGAGGGACTTGAGATAGGCCGGAACCTCCTCCAGAGACGACGGAGGCGGCTTCTTTGACACCTGGTAGTGTATTCTCGCTGAGCCGACGATGTCGCAGTGAGTGGTGCCATGTATGCCGCTTGAGAGACCTCGGCTCTTGGCGAAGTTCGCACCCTTCCAAGTGAGAACCAGGTGTTCCACATTGACATAGTGGTAGTACACCAAAGCGTTGAACCAAGGGACCGAGATCTGCGAGTCAGGGGACCTGAGGTAGGCGCCGAGCGCGGAAGCGCCCAGCTTGGAGGCGTCCAGGTCAGAGAGGGACCACTTGACGTCAGAAGGGACGAACATTCCAAGGAGCCACCCGAGGAACGCTCGCTTGGTGTTCTTGTCAACCTTCATGTCCATGCCTAATATGTCCGGCGCGAGCACCAGGACACTGCGATCCTTACATCTGATGACCCACAGCTGGTCGTCACCCCAGCAGAGGCAGCGGAAGTGTTCGCCGTCCTTAAACGGCGCGTTGACCCACCCCCACAGCTTGCTAGCTCCACCCTTCGCCCACGAGAATCTGAAAGCGCTGATGGACGTATCATCCTGTAGGAAATTAAGGATGCAGGGGTCGATAGCGCCAAAGATCGAGGACGATAAGAGGCGGAAAGAGGCCGGAAACACGAAAAAGGGGCGAGTCTTAGTGAGATACTCGCTTCGCTCATATATGTCGTGCTTGGCGCAGATGAATACTACGTGCTCCGCTTGGTGCTCAGGCACACGCATGTTGCGTAGGTGTACCTCGGAGGGACGTAGCTTGGAGAGGTCCGCAAGCAGCTTGTCAGCCTGGAGGAGAGCCTCTTCGAACACAAGCTCCATAGTAGCGCCCGAATGATAATATGGCGCTCCAGGAGCTGCGTGAGGGTTGACCTCCGGCGACGCTGCCTCGACCGATCTGTACTTGAGGTGCGCCTGTCTCTGAACAGGTAGCACCTTCTGGATGTGCTCGAACTCTTCGTCGGAAACGAAAGGGTCATATGCCACAGGGGGAATTTGAGCCTTCATACGAACCGCGAGAGCAACTATGGATCCGTTGCCGCAGTACGTGGAGAGTGCGAGAGCTTGCACGGCGGCTCCAAACTCGCGCCATGACTCCTCTGCACAGAGCTCGTTGAGGATGGCCCATGAAAGACCATCGTACTTCGAGCTGGAGAAGGTAAGCACGGGATTGTGGAGCTGAGGCGTGTCAACGAGCGCAGCAAGTCGCGGCGGCAGAACTGTGGTGTTGATCTGTCCTCGATTCTTGAAGCCAGGGAGCGCGTTGAAAAGAGAGATGACACCCGCAGCCTTCTTATACTCCGAGGGAAGGGGCGGGGGGACAAAGTGCTCGAATGGTGTCTTAGGAAGTCGAGCTGACTTGTCATCTTTAGCCTCAGGACTCTCCTTATAGGCCTTTCGAGCTCGCAGCTCGGCAATCGACATGGTGGCCGAGGGTCGGCTGTAAGTGGAAGACATACAGGAAAGTAGTGTGGGCTAGTCCGGGGTGAGTTGCCTAGTGCACAGGCGTTGCACCACTGACGTATAGCGGTCAGTTTCGCCCCGGCTCTTTTAGAGCCGGCCGAGACGGGGAGGGACACCACCACCCGTCGGGTCTTTCTCAATATAGACGTACCTTTCGGGCACGCTTGGAAGACGGGGCGGGGGATCGTGATCGTGTTCGGGACGAGGAGTGGAGGATAGGAGTGGTGGTGAAGAGGTTGCTTGGGAGAGGGGAAGGGGGGGCGAAGAGACCAAGGTGGGAGGCGATCCCAGGGTCTTGCACTCAATCACACCGGTCATCTGAAGGAATCCCACCGTACCACTGACAACAGACGAGTTGTTGAGAACACGGCGGTAAACGGTGCCGGCGTCTTGCTGCCGAGCGGCAGCACCGCCACCGGCTCCGGTGCCGGACTCGTCAATGACGTAAAGCCAGTCGCGAGTGATGGGAAACCGCAGGTTAGCACGTTGGCCAAGCGGTACGATTGTCGCCCCCTCCATGGAGTCGAGCGCGCCAGCGCCAGGGGCGGACGTGACCGCACCAGCGGTCTCCGTCGTGCAGGCGATAACCATCGAACCAGGGTCTGAAGTACTGACCGCGGGCTCGTAGCGAACCTGCAACGAAAGAAGTCTCCAGCGACGAAAGTTGGAGACCACGTTGCCAACATTGAGGCCAAACGGATAGTAGCCAGCAATGGGCGCATTGGGGTCAAGATCAAACCCAACCTGCGTGCCTCCGAAATATGGGATTCCGTTGACGTCCGTAATGATGGGAACACCAAGATTGGAGAACGGTATGCGGATGGACACATCGTTGGAGGAGTTGCGGGTCGATCTGGGGCGGAAGTGGGTGAGGGCACTATCAGCAGTCTGGAGGAGAGACGTGTCATCTGCCAGACCGAGAACGGTCCTAACCTTGCGACCACCACGCTTGACGCCTTTGGCGAGCTGCTTGCCAAGAGCAGCCATGGGAGGGAGGGCAGCCGCTGCGATCATTGCGGCTGCGAGGGGGTTGCGTTGCTTCGTGCGCGTCATGGTAGTAACAGACGTAGCTTGTTGTATTCGCGGAAGCGCGCTGAGATGATGCCCCCAGCGGCACCGGGCGGGGCCCGGGGTGATTCTGATATGGGAGAACCACCAAGACGAGTTAATGAGGTAACAGAACATAAGTGGGACGAGCCTAACTGCT